CGTAAGTTAACCAAATGTCCGAAGACTCGACGGAACAAGTGCGCATGATTCTAAAGGAGTGGGTTACGCTAGACGATCAGGAACGGTCTCTGCGCGTCCAGATCAAGGCAATTAAGGATAAAAAGACGCAGAACTCAGAACATATTCTGAAGTTCATGCGAGATAACTCGGTTGACGATTTCAAGCTTGAAGGTCAGGGAAGTCTTTCTCGTTCTGTTCGTACGTCTCGTCCTCCTCTGCGTCGCGATCAAATTCGTACACAGCTTCTTATCCAGTTTGCAGATCAGCCTCAGCGTGTAGCCGAAGCCCTGCGGTCTATTGAGGGTGTTCAGGAAGGAGATGATACTCCTCCAATTGGGACTCAGCGTGAACTACTTGTTCGCCGCGTTCCCCGAAAGCCGTAAGATAGCTTCCTTAGCGGCCATCTGTTCGGCCTGCTTCTTTGTAGGAGCAGTGCCGATTCCCAAATGGTTACCTCGTTCATCTACGGCTGCCATAGTGTACATATTCGTCGATGCTGAAATTGTAGAATACCCCGGTGTATGATGAAACTTGGCCTGGTACAGTTTCTGCAACTGTTCCTTGAAGTTACGGTTATTCATCAAGATCCTAGGGATATCAATATACGTTTCAACCAAGCAGATAACAAATGAGTACAACGTTTTAAAATCATTGCCTGAATCAGTCCACAGTGCTCCAATAAACGCTTCTAGGATATCTCCTAGTTTCTTGGAGTTGGCTCGTCCAGCACATACATCTTCATTATGCCGTGAAATAATATAGAACTTATCAAGACCAATCTTCTGGCTTAGTGTACCTAGCATTTCATTACACACAATCTCCTTCTTCAAATCTGTCATGAACCCTTCGTTCTCTTCGGGAAACCGTTTCATTAGGTAGGTAGATACACATGCACCCAGAATTGAATCGCCTAAGTGTTCTAGTCGTTCATACGATTCATCAAAGAGCCCAAGACATTCTCTAGGCTTTTCAGCTAGCTGAGCTTCTTCTCCGGTGGGAGACGTATACTCTGTCTTCTTTACGTAGGATGAATGCACCATAGCTTTCTGGAAAAGCTCAGTGTTTGTTACATCAAATTCACATCCGTGTCGAGAAAGAATCGCTTGAATATCCGATCGGGTAAACAAGCGATTTTTTGAATTGAATGGGTTGTACAGAACTTGTTGCATTTGGTTTATTTACGCCCCTTGCGTTTATGCCGGCGAGTTCGTTTTCGGCCAGCTTTAGTGTAAGGTACATTCGCCGCCTGAATCTCGTTATTTAACTGTGCGCGAACGGCCGCATCCAGTTCGTTCCACTTGGCCAGAACACTCTGTAAAGTGGGTGAATCGCGAATATTTCCAACTAGAGTTAGAACCGTAGTTTTAAGGCTGCTTAGTGTATTATCTACAGCTGGAGCTAGTTTAGATAACTGCTGGCCTGCGAACGATTTGGCAGACGTTAATCCTAGGGCAGCATTATTCCGCAGTGTTCCCAGATTCTGGGTAGTACGAGCACGAATTGCCTGCATATTTGCCGGGTTTGCGGCTATGGCACCAAGACCAGTGGCATGTTCACGCGCCATTGCGGCACTAGCCATTGCCTTCTGGCGTGCAGCTTCGAGATTTCCAGAAAGATTGGCAAACATTATACTTCTTCCAGATTATTTACGCGCACGACGTTTATGGCGACGAGTACGCTTACGCTTACCACCAGACGCAAGAACGTTCTCTACATGCGTATTAATTGGCCGCCAATGATCTAAAAAAAGCTTCGCCTTATCGGGATGCTCTTCTTTTAGTTTCGTTAATGCAGCAACTAGTGCCGTATCCAGCTGTTCGCTGTAATCTTCAATAAGTACGGGAATTTGAGACATTGCGGCATCTCGTGCTGCTTTGGCAGCTGCATCTTTCAATCCAGCAAACAACGACATTATTGTTATCAGAGACTTTATTCATCCTGCTCTCCAGGTACAGTTCGGGCAAAGCTGAACTCGGTAGATACTAGGGACTGCTTCCTTGTATCCACAATGAACTTGACCAACCCTTCAGCATTAAGCTGTCCAGCTACAGAAAAGTACTGTGTCGCAAGCTCCTTCAACTCCTTTTGGGATAGAGACCATGGCTTTACCCATTCATTCGGGCGCTTGAATGAGATGGTAGATCCGTCCTCTTCCAGCTTGATCTTCTTGATAGAATTGAACTGTGGATCGCGAATAATATCCGCAATTTCTAGCTCTACTACCTTACGAGCATCGCGCTTCTCATATACTTGCTTATTCAGATCACGAATCTCGTCATCAATCTCGCGGTACTGCTTGATACAGTTCTTGAGGTCGTTCATTTTTTACAGATTAAGCTTGAGATAGAACAATATCCGTTTTCAATATAATGTACTTCGATGCTCGCGAAGTAGAAAACCTACGGCAGGTTTTCAATAAAGAGAACCCCAAGTTAACGGTTCGGGGAGGCGAACCAGATGTGGTATGGAAGAATATCCAGAGCCGATTACACGATAAGTGCGACAGGTCGACGGAATGTATGGTTTTATCTATGCTTTCTAAACCTAAAGCTCCTGGTTCGTGGAAATCTAACCCAGAAGAATGGCTGTCTTCGTTGGATATTGATGCGGTAGAGAAGCAGTACAAGAAAGTGTTTAGTGAATACTATTACGTGGGAACTGTCCCGATAGATTTCGGCAAGAAATCCAAGACTGGTGAATGTTTAGTGAATTCGTTGTGTTCTCTGGATATCAAGTCAATCTACAATAAAGGATTCAGGCAAATTGGAGTTGTTTTCAATACCGATAAAAGCACGGGTCCAGGTGAGCATTGGATAGCTCTGTTCTGTGATATTCGTCCAGAACTAGAGTTTCCACGGATCACATACTTTGATTCATATGCCCAGAAACCTGAGAAAGAAGTCGTTCAGTTAATGAAACGATGGTCGGAAACTTGGGATGCTACGAAAATCCACAAGGCTCCAATGAAAGTCACCTATAACAAGACACGTCATCAGTATGAAGATTCGGAGTGTGGTATGTACTGCTTGTATTTCCACTTATGTTGTTTGGTTGGAACTCCAATGAAATCTCGTATTCCAGATCAGGTTGTAAGAGGTTTTCGAGGTTTATTGTTCAAAGTATAAATGGAGGAGACATGGTTCAAATGGTTTAAGTTTGGAGCAGCGATTGCAGGCGTTGTACTGATTATTTACGTAGTTACGATGGCGTTTATTACTGCCCCTAATTAATAATGGAGGTTTACGGATATTCCTTTCTTATGATATTTCCGATTGTGCTCATCCTTCTGGTAGGATTGGTTCTTTATATGGCTCTTACGCCGTCTGAAGTCCAGGCACAGATTAAAGCCGAACCTACGTTCAACGCGTACAACTCGGTCATGGCTCTAGCGCCGCTAGGATGCCCCGCCACACCATCGTATCGCCTATGCGATTACTATATGGCGTCTTCAGCTTACTCTCTGTTCCCGGGAGCAAAGATTTACGATTACATTTCAGACAATGTGATTCCTATGCTAGTGAAAGCCGGTCCCCGAGTAGTTGAGCTGGATATTTACGATGATGGATCTGGAGGCCCAGTTGTAGGACTCAAGAACCAGAAGCTGGGTATTGATTACGCTTACAATACCGTTCCGTTTGGAGCATGTTGTGTGGCTATTTCTAATAACGCTTTCAACTCAGTTGCTTGCCCGGTTTCATCAGATCCGTTTGTTCTGAGCTTGGTGTTCCACACGACGAACAATAATGTCATGAATGCGTGTGCTGAAGCACTGAAGACATCTTGCCACCAGTACCTGCTTGGACCAACCTTTGGGTACCAGCGCAAGAACTTGGCGATTGAACCTATTTGCAATCTTCAGTCCAAGCTGATTGTAATTTCAGGAGGTGAAGTGAAGGGTACACTGATGGAAGAGCTAGTGAATCTTTCATGGGGCACATCTAACTTACGCCGCCTGACGTATACTCAGGCCGCTCAGACGAACGATAGCGCTGAACTCATCAAGCATAACAGAGATAACATTACGATGGTGGTTCCTGATGTAGGATCTGATTTGGTGAATATGAATTCCCAGATTCTGCTGACGTACGGATGCCAGTGGAATTTGATGAACTATGGTTCAGTGGATAGTGCGATGGAAGTCTATATTGGCGAGTTCCAAGAGCATAGTGTAGTTCTCAAACCCGAACCTTTGCGTGCAATCGTCCCAGAGAAGTACAAGACTCCAGTGATGCCAGACCCGTCAATTTCTTTCCAGCCGATGCGGAAGACGTCGCCGATTTACGACATCAAAGTCTAATACGACAGTCGCGAAACAATTCCTTGCGTTAAAATAAAAATGGCGAACAAGTGGCTTGCACATGTGAAGAAGACGATGAAGCAGATGAAGAGCCGTGGTCAGTACAAGAAGGGTGATGGCCTGAAGAAGGTCATTATGGCGGCCAAGAAGACGTACTCGAAGGGCAAGAAGGGTGGCGCTGATGGTGATGAGGCCGAGTCAGTGTCTGATACGGAGTCAGCGCCTGCTGAGGGTGCGCGCCGCCGCGGACTCAAGACTGCTCGCAAGACTCGTCGTCTCCGCAAGTAGATGCGATACTCGGTTGGGTTTTGACAAAAAAGATTATAGCTAACATATAAATACAAAATGGGTGGCGGTTTACTACAGCTTGTCGCCTACGGTGCTCAGGACGCATACCTTTCCGGCAATCCCCAGATTACCTTCTGGAAGGGTCTGTTTAAGCGCCACACGAACTTCGCGATGGAGCCGTTCCGTATTAACTTAACCGGCCAGGCTGCTTGGGGTGTCAAGCACTCGGCGCTCATCGGTCGCCATGCTGATCTCCTGTACTCCACGTACCTGGAGGTCGTGCTGGCGCCTGGCTTCTACAATAACGATGGTGGCCGTCTAGGCTACAATCTGCTGAAGTACGTTGAGCTGGATATTGGCGGACAGCTCATTGATCGTCTCTACGGCGAGTGGATGTTCATCTGGGACTGCCTGAGCTCCGATACGGCCACGGGTCTGAAGCTATCGCGCATGGTCGGTGGTGGCTCTGGATGGTGGCCGACGCACAACGTCAGTGAGCCCCCAAGCTGCGCGAATGGCCGCTCTACCAAGGGAGATGTCAAGTACATTCCTCTCTCATTCTTCTACACTCGCAACCCTGGTGCCGCTCTGCCGCTGATTGCTCTGCAGTACCACGAGGTCAAGATCAATATCCAGTGGAACGATATCAAGTTCATTGCCGGCAATTTTACGGACAAGAATTCTTTCCCGAAGGATCCTATCCAGGCGGCGGTGTACATTGACTACATCTACCTCGATACGGAGGAGCGTCGTCGTATGGCGCAGAACTCCCACGAGTACCTCATTGAGCAGACGCAGTACAACGAGGATAAGGGTATTACGTCGGCCAATAACCGCATTGACCTGACCTTCAATCACCCCGTGAAGGAGCTTGTATGGGTTGTCCAGCCTTCAGAGTACACGGACTGCAACCTGGCTGCATCAATGGAGCTCAGCCGTCTACAGCCGTTCACGTACGACTGGGATCCTGTCTACGAGCAGTGGCTCCAGATCAACGGCCAGGACCGTCTAGATCGCCGCTATGGTGACTACTACAATAAGGTCCAGCCTTACCAGCACCACACTGGTTCTTCTAACCCTATTGGATCACGCTCTGGTTCAAGTGGGACCGACCAGCCTGCTCGTACTGAGAACGAGTTCCAGAACCCTGGCATGTACATGTACTCGTTTGCCCTGAAGCCTGAGGAGCACCAGCCTTCCGGAACGTGCAACTTCTCGCGCATTGATACGGCCACGATCGTACTCAATGTTGGTGGATATGATCGCACCTGGAAGAACGATAACATTGATATCTCACCCGAGCGCCCGTGGGATGTCCGTGTCTACGCCGTGAACTACAACATCCTCCGCGTCATGTCGGGCATGGGCGGTCTAGCGTACTCCAACTAAGAAAGTTCCTGCTTCATCTTCTCCAAATATAGAATAGCATCCATAAGCTCTTCTTGAGTATGCTGAATCCATTCTAGAGGTTTCAGATCCTTACGATCAAGATTTGTGCCGTACTTCTTAAACCCAAAATCGGCCCGACTTTTAAAGGCAGATATGACAGCTGTGACTACAGAATCATATCTATCTTCCATTTCTATGTCATATCAAAATACAAGTAAATGAAAAAGATTATTCATCTTTATTTTTAAGTTACGTTGGGTTCATATCTCTTAGTCGAATGACATCATGACATCGGACATTGATATAGAACTCTCCTTCTCGCTTTCGCGCTCAATGAGAGCATTCACTGCCCTGCGCTCCTCCTCGAAGATCGCATGATCTTCCTCCGTTCCTTCCGGCAACTTGGTCTCATCCACCAGGATATCCACGAAACCCGTACCGCAAGGTGGCTTCTGCCCAAACATGATATTGGCTGAAACACCGCGCATATTGTCCGTCTCACCCATCAGCGCAGCATTGAATAGATGCTTGGCCGTCTCCTCGAACGAGGACTTCGCCAAGACACCGTTCTCCGTATTACGCGTCATGCCCGTACGATCAGCCTTCAGGAAGAATCCAGGGTACGTCATGGCATCTACCAGCGTAATCAGATGATGGTAGTTAACTGGCTCACGCGTAAAGACTTCGGTGAACTCGCGGAACAGAGCAATACGTGCCGCCTCAATTCCAAACACATTCTTGATCTCGTGGATATCGTTGGAGAACGAACGGTAAGGATCAACTCCTGAAACGGTAGACAGATCCAATAGATTCGTGCCTTCTACATCCAGTACCCACTGGGCAGTCGCAGAGTACCCACCAGTCTTCTCGTCCCAAGTCAGCTCGTCCTTGACTTCACGAGGGTATACGCGCCCAATACCGTCAATTCCACGCAGAACCGTATCTAGCAACTTCTCCTCAATGAATCGCAGAGCCAGAACGTTCTTCACCACATCTCCGGCAAACACGATACGCATCACCAGCTTACCTGGGGCATTCGTATCTGAATGAATGCAGTCAAATACTTTCAGGACACGGTTATTCTGGATCTTTGCTGCGATCATCGTCATATCAATAACGTTACGCGAAACCATCTCCATATTATCAAACTCCAGGCGTACGACCCAAGGAGATGTACACAACTGACCGTTCGTTACCGAGAACTTCTGGTACGACTGCAGAATATCGCGATCTTCCTGCACTGCCGTGTTGTCGGACAGCGGGTTGGGATCATAGTAGATGCGCACTGACTTCGTGATATCGCGCAGAGTCGTCTTCTGAATCTCGCGCTTCTTCATCAGCGCCGAATCCTGTGATCCAGCAATAGATGCGTCGAGATAAATAGTGTTCACCGGAGTCTTGGGATTCTGAGATGCGCCAAGAAGCTCCATAATACGAGGAACTCCTGCCGTAGCGTTCGCATTCGCAGTACCTGCAGAGTGGAAAGTATTCAAAGTGAGCTGAGTTGTTGGCTCACCTACCGACTGGGCTGCTAGAGTACCTACCATCTCGCCAGGATGGACGCGGGACTTCATGTACCGGAAATGAATGTCCTTCAGCATCTCGTCAAACAGTGCCTTTGTGAGTCGCATCTTGAGAATAGACTTCTTGGGGGCAAAGTGGAAGCGGAGCATGATATGGAACACCTTGTTGTGCGAGATCCATGACTCAGAGCAGAACTTGGTGAGTTCGTCTACGACATACACTGGCGTCAGATCAGTCTTGACTGAATAGTTGTTCTGGTACTTGTCCACGATACGACCGAAATGGACTGGCGTAACTACCGTATCTCCACGCTTGTACCGGAACACGTTACGCACAAGCATATCGCGATCCTCGATGATCTGATCGACCATATCGTGGAACTCCTGGACATCACCCTTCACGACAGCCCGAATATCGTCAGCGGAAATCGCGAAGTCGCGGAAGATCTGTTCCAGCGTCATCTGAGCAAGCAGGCACTCCTGCTTCTCTACGCACGTAGCATCAATCCCATCACCGCCGTAATGAAACTGGACGATGGCGCCGTTCACGTTACGTACCGTTCCGTCATACTCTACGTGAATATCTTCCATAGTCTTCACGAGTCGGCGCTGGATATAACCTGAATCTGACGTCTTGACGGCTGTATCAATGAGACCTTCGCGGCCACCCATAGCGTGGAAGAAGAACTCTGCAGGTCGGACACCGCCAATAAAGCTAGACTCTACGAACCCACGGGATTCCAGACCATCATCATACCTGCTGAAATGAGGCAGGGTACGATCTTGTAACGTATACTGAATACGCTTACCAGCTACGTTCTGCTGAGACAGAAGTGCCATCATCTGACCAATATTCAAATCAGAACCCTTGGCGCCAGACTTTACCATCTGCGACATTCGGTTATCTTTATCAAGCGTGGACATCACGCGAGCATAAACAGTTCCAGTCGTCTCGCCAATAACCTTTACGATACGGTTCTCCAACTCCTCACCGTTATCACGACCATCGGCGTTCGTGAACGTCCCCGAATGGACGGAAGACATGATATCCGCAACCTTCTGCTTGCAATCAGCAATCGTCTTCTTCACGAACTCGTCTGTCTCAGCGTTGACGATAAGATCCGAAGGACCTACCGAGAAACCAGAGAACAAATTGTACTTTGTGACAATGTTCTGGATATCGTTAATGAACTGGCCGGCACGCTGAGGACCGAAATCGTTGAAGATGACGTGAATAGCACCTGCCGACGCGGCACCGTATGCTCCCTTACCCATAATACCCTTGGTCAGCACACCGTCCACAACTGTCGCTTGACCAGATAGATTCATCAAAGGGAATGTCGTAGACATCATCTCCTTGCCGGTAATCATCCGATCCTTGCGGCGGTACGATGACAGAGGCTTTTTCATACGAGCCATGATATTCATCGCAATATGCTCCGGCACTTCCACAGTATCCTGCGATACACGGTATGAACCCGTAAGAGTATCCTGAATAATCTGGATAATTGGCGAGCTAGTACGCGGTGAAATGATCTGGCGAAGTACCGTTGCGAGATACTTCAGCTCGGTGGCCGAAGCAATGCTCTGCGGCACGTGCATGTTCATCTCATCACCATCAAAATCAGCATTGTAAGGCTTGGTGGCACTAACGTTGAGACGGAAGGTAGAGAAGGGTAGCACACGCACGCGATGGCACTCCATTGAAGCCTTGTGTAGCGAAGGCTGACGGTTAAAGAGCACGACATCACCATCAATCAGATGACGATGCACAATATCTCCGGGCTTTAGATCAACCGTTTCCGGGTTAATGAACTTCAAGTTAATTGGCCGGTTATCGTGCTTGATGTACACCGACTTGGCGCCAGGGTACCGCGAAGGACCGTTACGAACATACGTCATCAGACGATCGCGGTTGTATGCCGTCACGATCTCAGGAAACGTCAAGTTCCGTGCAATTTCCTCAGGTACACCTAGCTCATCTACATCAATGTTGGCATCGGGCGTAATGACCGAACGAGCAGAGAAGTCGACGCGCTTACCCATAAGGTTACCACGAACACGACCAGTCTTGGCGCCCAGACGAGACTTCAGAGTTTTCAGGGGGCGACCAGATCGCTGCTGTGCAGGAGGTAGACCCTTGATATCATTATCAACGTAAGACGCTACGTCAAACTGTAGAAGATCGGTATACTTATCAATCATCTCTGCTGAATCACCCTTATCGATCTTATCCTGCAGACGCTGGTTATTGCGCACAATGTTAATGAGAACGTGTGTCAGATCATCTTCCATACGCTGGTTATCATCCATGATGACTGATGGGCGTACCGTCAGCGGCGGTACAGCGAGAACCGTACAGATCATCCAGTCTGGACGACTGAACTTGGAATTGAATCCAATGAGATCTACGTGCTTGGCCGTAATGCGCTGAAACGTACGAAGAACCATTTCTGGGTGTAGAGGAATCGGCTCGGCAGTATCATCGTACGTCTTGGCCTCCAGCTTAGCTACTGTTCCCTCCTTCTTGGAGATCTTGGCGATAGCTGGTGAGCCGCAATGAGTACATGCCGACGTTTCCTTGAGATCCGACTTCTTGTAATCTGCCGTTCGCTCGCGAATCGAGTTGAACCGGTCCATGCCCTTGAGTTTGCCGAATGCTTCGAGCTCCTCATCTGGTAGATAAGGATTCGAGCAGTTCAGACATACTACCTGCAGAACCTTCATGATCGGATCAATGAACTGGTAGAGGTAGACTGGACGAGCCAGTGTAATGTGCCCGAAATGACCGGGACACAGGATATTATTCTGCTTACAGGTCGGGCAAATCTTGCCATTTTCAATCACACCGAAACGCGAGTCAAACACGCCTCCGGGTACTGGCTGACTTGCCTGATATGTCTTGTCGGTAATCACCTGGACTACACTGCGCTTGGCGATTTCATCGGGGTTTGCAATTCCAAACTGGACACCGATGATAACGTCCCCCATTCTTGTAGTAAGTAGAGTATTGTCTTTAGACTGTTCCATTTTTCAGATAAAATATCCAGACAAGGCAAATGGCCGATAAGTTTCATCCGTTCGGTCAGAAAATTGCCATCAAGGCACCTCCTCCTGCTAAAATACAGGTTTCAGCTGCTCTTGTTAAAGCTAAAGAGACACCTGCTCCCGAACCAGTACCTGCTCCAGCCCCAGCCCCAGCTCCCGAACCGGCACCTGCGCCAGCACCTGAACCAGCACCGGCCCCAGCACCTGCACCCGAACTAACACCTGAACCCAAATTCACTTGCCCGACATGTGGAACCAAGTTACATGTCTGCCCAGTATGCAGTCACTAAAACTTGGAAACTTTTAGGGTAAGTTTCCAGAAATCGTCATCGTGTAAGATCTCGCGAACTAACGGTTTCGGAAAATCAAGTTCAAGTAAGTCCGTCCATCCCTCAAAATCCGGTCCTAGACGCTGAGCGAACTTCTTGCGGTCTTTGATTTTGATTCGTTTCAAGTCCTGGAAAATACGATAGCAAAAATCTTTTACGAGGGAAGGATCATCACTTTCCTCGCGCAAGATTCGAATAGCTGAATACCAGTCTTCCATTACAATTTCGGTTGAAAGAATAATGGCAGGGAAAACTCGGCGTTTACGTTTGAAATCTATTAAGCCTTCGCACAAGGCTGAAAAGAAGTTGGATGCAACCTTTATCTACCCTGACGGCCACCAGAAAGTTGTACCATTTGGTGCCAAAGGTATGTCTGATTACACCAAGCACCGAGATAAGACACGTAAGTTACGATACCTGAAACGTCATTCGGGAATGGGTGAGAGTTGGCAGAAACCCGATACGCCTGGTGCTCTTGCCAAATGGGTTCTGTGGAATAAACCGACTCTGCGTGCCTCAATTGCCGATTACAAGAAACGATTTAAGCTCTAAAAAATGGAAATATTTAGTGTATATTAGGGTGTTTCTCATAACTATGGGGGCTATTTACCGGATACTAAACACAATTACCGGTAAAATGTATATTGGTAAAACTCTAGAAAAGTGTCCATATACTCGTTGGAAAGAACATCAACGGAATATATCGAATAACATAGGATGTCCAGCATTACGGGATGCTGTAAATAAACACGGTATTAATAACTTCAGGTTTGAAGTATTAATAATATGCTTCGATGAGGACGCGTCTTATTACGAAAGGGAATATATCAAGAAGTTTAATACGATAACTCCGAATGGCTATAATATAACAAAGGGAGGAGAAGGAGGTGGCTTTATTGGTAAGAAACATTCGGACGAAACAAAAGAATTAATAAGAATTCGCATAAGTCAATATTTTAAAGACCCAGAAAACAGGAAAGCTAATTCAAACAGAGTTAAATCTTTCTACAAAAAAGAAGGTACAAAAGAATTAGCAAGACAAAGAACTATAAACTCTGATAAATGGAAAAAAGCAAAGGAAGAAGGCCGGGTTGGATCAGGTAAGAGACCACCTACGGAAGAAACAAAGGCAAAAATAAGTGCCGGATTGCGTATGTATAATGAACGGCGTAGACTATTGAATAAACAAGTTTAAACAATTACTAACTAGTACAATCGCGAGATTCGGATAATGGGATTCCAGGGGCCTTAAGAGCCCCCGTTTTTAGACAGAGCCGGTTCGATTCCGGCATCTCGCAACCACACCTATAGTTCAGCGGTAGAATGCGACACTTCCAATGTTGTGACCCGGGTTCGACTCCCGGTGGGTGTATTTTGAGCCCCCAGACTGGGATTCAAGATACGTCTTGGCATTATAATTGAAAAGATGAATGTAAGCAAAAATCACACTTCCTATGACAAGAGAATACCAAAGTTCCATTGTCATAAAAAACGAAATCAAATAATAAAATTAAACACATTTCAAACCAAGAATGGATGAACCAAAAACTCGTCGTGAATCAAAGAAGACTAAGAAGGAGAAGAAGGGTGAACCGTTCGGCAAGAAACATGTTCGAGCTGTTGAAGCTCTAACGTCAAAATCAAAGTAAACTCTTTACCACTACACGATGCGTCCTCAGTTTATCCCGATTTTTAGTTCTGAATCCTTGCTTGGTCCGACGGCACGTGACTCCGCGGTAAGACGCTTTATCACATCCGCTCGCGTGAAAGTTTACTCGGGCCACGAACCCACGGTACGTTGGGAGGTCTGATTTAGCAGTTCGGGAAAGAGCAGATAATAACCCATACATCCACTTCTGATACTGTTTCTTACTGTCCAGCCCTACTGGACGATGAGATACTAGGTATGATTTGAACGTTTTTCTCAGCGATTCGAACGGGTACACATCGGCCAAATTCTCAATGAACTCGCGCTGTCGAGCCATATCTTCTGGCGCCGGATCTTCGGGGTAATTGGCTGCCACGGTGAATAAGAAATCGCGTCCAGGAACTTGGGTAGGTTTCATAGCAAGATACCTTGCTTTCACTTCCTCGAACGACGGGTTAGGTCCTGGATTTTGGACTTCGGGATTGTCTGCACACTGCGACCTCAACTTATGGTTCACCATGTTGTGAATCTCGTACAGCCACTTCCCTGCGTCACCCTTCAAGGGGTGCTGTGCCACGAAATCCTTCGTGGATGCGCGGCAGAATTTGCACGGCAGGATCTCTTTCATCTCCAGCAGGATCTGTTGCGGATTCGGACTCAAGAAGGCTATTAAGTGGAATAATTGCCAGCCACTCGGACCCCAATACAATGTATTGTAGCCCATAACTACTCTTTACCGCAAAAAGAATCTACACTGAATTATAAAAATGAGCGAAATGACTGTTATGACCTTCGCTGTTGCGATTTTCCTCGGCTCGGCGGTGAGCCAGTTTTTCACGGCGATCTCCCGTGACCTCGTTGCCCCAGTCGTCGGCGGCCTATTCCCCGGCGCCCAGGCCGGTCTAGAGAAGTGGTCAGTCCAGGTTGGCCCCGTCAAGCTCGCGCTTGGCGATGCCCTCAGCGCCACGGTCAACTTCGCGATCGCCATCGTCGTTGTCTACCTGACGCTACCGTACATCCGCACGTACTCACCCATCTCTGGCGGCCGCCGGTAAATTCTTAACCTAAAGTAAATGGCCGCTCCAGCACCACCTCAGGAACAGAAGGGAATGTTTAGCGGACTCACTGATGCAGTATCAGGCGCGTTTGATTCCGCATCAAAGGCCGTAGGTTTGAAGAAGGACGACCTGACTCCTCCTGGCGTTGCGCCAGAGACGCCAGGTTACACGGCAACTGGCGGACGTCGTCGTAAGACTCGTGGAGGAAAGCGCCGCTCAACTCGTAAGACGACCCGCCGTGTTCGTAAAGCTAAAAAGTCGCGCAAGCATTAGAATCCTTAATTACGGTCTCTAATTAGAGTACTTTTTAGCCTTCAATTCGGAAAGTTGTCCATCCTCCCTTCATCCACTTTCCGTAGGTGGTTTCAACTCGCTTCTCCATATCTGCCGGAGACAGCTTCAGATCATTATCAACCAACCACTGCTTAAACACACGTTTGAGTGTCGTCTTATCAACAGGCTGCACTTGATCGCCTTCCTGGAACGCCATGAGCTTCTCGTTCATGAACCG